GAATCTCATCAAATTCAGTATCTATACGGTGAGGAACATTTTTAATCCATTCTGCAAGATGAGTTACATCTTCACCTTGCTCGCCATTACCGCGAGTGATAGCTAATTTAAGCTTGCCTCTGCGATAAACTAGTGTAAGATTTGAACCGTCAATTTTTGGTAGAATCACATCCATCCAAGATTCTACTTCTTCTTCACCTTCATAAATTTTGCGAAGTGAGTACAACTTATAAGGATGAGTAATTTTACCAGCTGCTCCGCCAACACCAAGAGTTGGAGAGTCATAGTCTCTCCACCCTTGAGCAGATTCCATAGTCTCAAGTTTATCATACAGTTGATCATATTCCGCATCAGACAGAGTAGGTGCAGATAAATCATAGTAAGCATGATTATGTTTTTGGATAAGTTGTTTAAGTTCTTTGTAATTCATATAAAGAATATAACAGAGAAATTAAGTAAGAATCAATAGAAAACTCGAAGTATTACGAGTTTTCTACCATTTTAATTAAGTCTTCAAGATACCAACGAGCTTTTTTAAGATCTTCAAGCTGTTTTTGTTTATCTTCATGTTTTAAGTTATATCTAGTAACATATTTGATTACATTACCTTGAGAAAAGCCCATATTCCATGAATCAATATATTTGGTTGTTTCAATACCTTTATTATAGTGAGGAGGGTGATTAACCATATCCGTATCACTGGAGAAGTTATTTTGTTTCTCTGGGGATTGAATTACAACGCGAGTAAGAGGTTCTCCAAAAGGTCTAGAATAGATAGTTTTTCCTCCATCTGGAGATTCATATATCTTTCTGTTTCTATTTTCTAGGTTTTTCCAAGCTCTTTCCTCTAATTCATTAGCAATTTTTTTGTCTTTTTGCTCTTCTTCTTGTAATCGTCTTACCATATACTGTTCATATGTTTCTCTCATGTGTTCTCCTATTTAGAGTGAGGTGGCATTTTTGTTTCTACAAACCAAACATGCTGACGTATTTTAGGGTGATACTTTTTCATACGAAGTTTAACTCCGTTTCTTAGTTGGTTCAGAGTTTTTGGATGAATGAAATGATATGAAGCAGAGTTTCTTTTTTCTCCTTCAGGAATCATCCATACCTTATTATTTCTATTCTTTTTTGCAGCCATCAAATTATTTTTTCTTTTACAGCTTTTAAAAGCTTCTGAAGATTCTCTTTTTTATTAAGATTAACACCATCAACCTCAATTTGAAGAATTTCTTCAAGTTCACGAAGCATAACCTTAACAGTTTGAGAACGATCTTCTTCTTCAATTATTGGTTTTTCGTAAATCTTTAATTGAACTAACTTACTTATAACACTTCTATAACCTTTTGAGAAATGTTCAGCTAATTTAAATACGTCTTTTTGACCGTCTTCAGTATAAAGCTTTATCAGCTCTGCTTCTTGTTCATCATTCCATGCTTTTACGCTCATTTTTACTCCAGTTCTAATTCTAATTGCTTGCTCCAAACATATTGTTGAGCAACAGCGTCGCTTGCATCTTCTAAAAGAGGGATCAAGGAACTAACTTCATCTGCAGGAATTGAGAATCCAGACTTAGTTGGATACCACTGACCTGTATCTCCATCCATTGAATATTCTCTAATATGCAGGTACAATTTTTCTCTAAATTCATTTATTGTAACTTTCACTGCGTTACCATTAGGTTTGTGAAATGCGGTTCCAAAATCTATATTCATATAATTTCTATTTTATCTGTATTAATAAAGTTTTTCAACCAGTTAGATACTGGGTATGCTTTAAAAACTTGAACCAATGAGTATCTAGTTTTATCTAACGATTGATTAACCATACCGTGTCCTACTAAGTCAGGATCAAATATAACTGTTTCTCCAGTTTTTAAGCTAAACTGTTCTATCTCATTATTTAATTGAAACTGATAGATAAAATCATCATTACCAGTTAAGGCGGTAACTGCTCTTAATCTAAAATCATCATTTGTTTTTGCGTTAATATTATTATCGTCTGTGTGAATAGGGATAATTTGACCAGGTTCTTGTTTATGTACTCTTATACGGGTAGTTTCAAACTCAAAAAAATCAATAAGAGATTTACATAAATTATAGTATTTAGTGTAAGTAAAATCTTCTGGATACTCAATAGATTTACGACGATAAAAGCTATGAGCATTTCCATCAACGCTCTTAATTGCTACTGCATCAACATTACCTGCTAAATCATAATCGTCATGAGGTTTAAAAGTGAGTTTTGATAGCCAAGAGTTATCAAAAACTAACTTTGTCTTAGCAATCATAAGCATATAAATAATCCTTTAATTTATCACCTTCTACAGGTCTGTCTAAGTAGTCTTTTCCTAAGATCCAAATATTTGGATTTTTATTATTAATTTGTTGTAGCCAATTTTCGTAACTGCTTTTAACACCTTTTAATCCTCTTGTATATTGTGCTCCAACTGTGTGAAAAGCGTTACTCCACCATATGACAGAATCTTCTTCAGGAGTGATTTGAGAAGTTAGCTTTTCTGGCGCCTCACATATATCACAATGAATGAAAGAATGATTTAGATTTTTATATCTATCCCAATGATCTTTAATATCTTTTTCAGATCCCCACCACTCTAGCTCTCGTTCCCATAGCTGATTTCTACTTAATTTTTGAGTTTCATTTCCACCTGTTTCATTAATTTGAAATTTCTTTTGTGCATAGTCTAAAAATAAAGGATAATCTTCGCCATTCCACTCTTTTAGTAATAACTTTTTAAAAGCTAAAGCAGCCTTGCTATAGTCGTAATACACTATCTCACAATTATCAGTAAATCCGTAATGATTTAATATCATATTAGGTTTAAAACTAGCAGCAACTGCATAGAGTTTTTTAATAGGTTTATCGATAGGGACATACTTTAGATCTGCATAATTTTCTGTATTCCAAAAAAATACACATTGTTGAGCGTAGTTAACTATATTAGTTATCCATGAAAGTTGATGTTCTAAATCTGCTGCACTAGTCGTAGGGTAAATATACTCTTTAGACTCGCGAATTTTTGGATGAAAATTGTATACCGTCAGATCATTTTGCAAACTAACATTGATAAAGTTCCAACCATCAACTAGAGGTGTACATATAGTTAGTTCTTCTGTTGGTTTTAAAGATAATGGTGTATAATCATCATGAATATTTTTAGCATGTCTCTCAGCCTTGACCACAAACTCTTCTCCACTATTTTTGTTACCAAAGACTGGTTTATCAAATTTTTTATAGTAGTTTAAATTAACCAACATACACTGCTTATGTAATCCATAATAACCTTCTTTGCCTGTTGGATTATTAAGGTTCTTTTTATTTTTATCCATAATATGTCCTGTAATAAAAAAATCTTGTTTTTCTACCCATTTCTCAATAAAAGTAAAAAACAAGGCATCTTTAATGATATGACCAACAGATTGAACTATACAGTAATCAACATCATGTTCTAAGGCTTCATCTAATACATCGTTAATATTATTCTTGACTATAATTGGTCCAAAGTATTTAAATCTTGTAAAAAACTCAGTAATTTCTTTATTTTTTTCTGCTTGAGTTAAGTTACTGGACATACGAGTATCATCATAAATCCCAACTACATAATTTTTATTTTTACCCATAATTCGTTTCATAACTTTTTACTACTAACTCTTCAAATTCTTTAGTTTTTACTCCGTGAACAATAATATGATATCTGTCTTCATCAGAATCATTGATATACGCATGTTCATTGCCTACGTCTAGCATCATAGCAGTTCCTGGTTTAAATGGAACAAAGCCTTCATGACCCTTCATCTTCATTTTACACCCTTTAGGATGATTAAGTGCAATATTAATAGGAGATAATTTATGGGTATCAGAGTCTACGTGAGGAGTGATGAACCCTCCAGGCTCTAACAGCATGAATCTTACTCTAAAATATTTTTTATAAGGAAAGACGTTTTTAAAAAAAGCAACTGTGTAAGGACATAACCCCGATATCTCAGTCCAACAGTATGGAGTTTCATCATTGGATTTATATCCATATTGTTCATAATGATTAGTCTTTTCTGATGAAATACCATGAATAGCTAAACTGCGCCAACCCTTATGTCTGTAACCACCTGTCCCATCTTGATCACGGTGTTTAACAAACTTATCTTTTAATGATACAGCTTCTTTTAGCATAGATTCATGATTGAAGTCTATATTAAGTTTTAACCAAGGCAACCCACTATCATTAACAATCCAGTTAAAATCTCTCATTAATATATATCCAACAATTCTTCATCAAAAGCAAAACTAGTACCACAACCGCATGAAGCACGGGCTCCAGGATTATCAACTTTGAGAAGCTTGTTCATTCCTTGATCTTCTAAGTCTATAGTAGTTCCGTACAAAAATTGTAGAGATTCACGATCTACTAAAGCTGGTGGTGACTCCGAAAACTGAATGTCTTCGTCTGT